TAGCAGTGAGACCAGGCTGAATATGAATATATGATGCATAGTCAGTTAAACCAACGCCTTCTTTTGCAGTCTCTGTGTGTGGAGTATAGAATACAGTATTTGCAAAGAGAATAACCGGTGCTTTCTTGATTGGACCGTAAATTTATCCCTTAACTGTAAAATCTAACGTCCATAAAATTGCTCTACGTTCAATGAAATTACCATCATACGTATCTGTTTGTTGAATACTATTCATAACAGTAGGTATATCCATATGTATACCTAACTCCGGAATCAACTTTAAAGTAGTTGTAAAGTCAGGAGTGAAGAAAGGTAATATCTGTTCTACAATTTTAGTTCCGTCTTCAGCATTCTTAACATAGATGTATAGTCTGAAACCTATGTTATACGGAACTGGATTGTATTGATATTTGTAGCTATTATTGACTTGATTATTTGCAGTTACAACTTTACCTATCGTATTCAACTTTCTCGTTGAATCATACTTCATCTCTGTCATCTCAAATGACATAAAAGGTAATGGTGGAACTGCAGTCTGTCTATCAATGGCTGGATCTTGTTCAATTCTAGCTAGCATTTTTTCTTTTGGTGCATAAGTGATTGGCACCTTGATAACAGCTGTTAGCTTACCGTCTTTATTGGTTCTAATGATAGATATATCATCAAACAAAGTACCAAATAAAGTGACGTATTTTCTGATAGTAGAAAAGTAAAAATTTTGTCCAAACATTAGAAGCGACCCTCACTAAACGGATCGACCTGTGTGAAGTCGATGAAGTCTCTAGACTCCATATCAAACACCTCATTGGTACCTGTGCCTATCACATTTGTAATACTATACTTTTCGTTCACTATATAGTCTCCGTTTTCATTGACTAGGAAGTCGCCGTTCTCGTTAGACAGTGCATAGTCAAGCTCATTGGTGCTGAACTTCTTCTGTAGAATATCGATCTCTGGTATGCCTGTATTCAAGACCTCATCGGCATACTCGAATAGTTCACAGGTAACTTCCCAAGTCTGAAGTGCTCCTAGTTGATAAAACATCTCAAACTTATTAACAAACTTTATCTGAAAACACTTTTTATTCAATGGAAAATATATGAGATCACCTTCTCTTGGACGTATTAATCCTGTGATGTTTCCTATCTCTTCATTAAACACTCTTTGAGCCATAGAGAACACAACCTGATCTCTTATCTCTAAACCAAACTTAGATAGGAAATTACCATCACCAGAGAATCCATCTATTGACTTAATGTACATCTCAATCTCATAACTATTTGTATAGTAAGAGGAGTCATCAGCAGTATATAATCTATCAAGATTTCCTATATTACGAGGAATATAGATCATGTCTTCTCCATAGATCTTGATCGCTTCAATGATCAAGCCTTCTAGGAGTCCTTGTTCGTTGGACGCTTGAAAGTTATTAAAGAAAAAATTGGTTGCCATTTTTAGCCAATCATATCATAAACAGGTAAGCTGAAGCTCGAGATCATCTCTGCTTCCATCTTCTCTCTCTGTGCTACTGCCTCGTCGTATATCTTTTGTCCATTAAATTTTAGACCACCAGGCATCTGCATGCCTTCAAACTTCTTTAAGTTTGTGCCCCACTGTTCTTTAATTAAGACAGTAGTATAGTTCTGCAACCAGCGCTCGCTGAATGCTCTAGAGTAATCGTTTGGATCAACTACTTGATAACACTCAAGTATCAAATAATCTCCCTCGTTGATTATATTCCAGTCCATGTCTATGTAGCATCTGTTGATGATGCGATTGTATCTAATCGGCTGTTTGCCAACGAGGAACTGTTCTAAGAACTGTACATGCTGGAGGGCCATATAGTATGGCACCATTGAAACAGATGTCAACGTATAAAGGTCGTTTAGAGCTATCTGATAACGGATGTTAAATAGATTGTTTGTATTAAGAGCCTGACCGATCTCAAATAGATTTACTACGCCTATAATATTATCAGGCAATGAGATGTATTTGTTAGTGATATCGGTTCCGGTAACTTTATACTTGTAATAGACCTTATCAGCACCATCAAAGTGATAGTCCCAATAGTATCTGATAGCTTCGTCTACACGGTCATCTACCTGATCATCGTCTACGTTGATTTCGATTACCGGCTTACCTAGTTTTCTAAGGCAGTATTCTTTGAATTCTGATCTTGATGCTGGTACGGCC